GGATCAGTTTGATATGATCCAGTTTGCCAGAGAGATGGATGGTCGATCTAGGCATGAGGACAACACGCTTGAGAGACTTGCCGTTAAGGAAAAAGTCACGTTGGCTAAGTTGTCATTGTTAAAACGTACTATTTAAGGAGTTTTTATGAAGATGGTTATTGTTTCTATTAAGGATACGGCTGCTGATGCATTTGGCCGTCCCGCTTATGTTGCATCCGAAGGTGTTGCAGTTCGTCAATTTCAAGATGAGGTGAACCGTGCTGGTGAAGATAATCAATTATATAAGCATCCTGATGATTTCCATTTGTATTATTTGGGTTTGTTTGATGATAGTACTGGGCAGTTTGATCTACTGGAATTCCCTAAGTTGATTGCCCGTGCTAAAGAGGTTATGATCCGCGAAAGCGAGTAAGGTTTTTTCAATAACCGAGCCAGGCTTGTCCTGGTTCGGAACTACGGGAGATGTTTATGCATCGCAATAAGTCAGTAAGTACACATTCGTTTGCTATGGTTCCTAAAGCGGATATTCCCCGCTCTAGTTTTAATACCCAATATGCTCATAAAACCACATTTGACGCTGGTTTTTTAGTTCCTATTTATTGTGATGAAGTATTGCCTGGCGATACTCATCGTGTAAAGATGACTGCGTTTGCCCGATTGGCAACGCCATTATTTCCTGTAATGGATAATTTGCATCTTGATACTTTCTTTTTCTTTGTTCCAAATCGTTTGTTATGGAACAATTGGCAAAAGTTTATGGGCGAACAGGCTAATCCTGGCGACTCTATTTCTTATGTTATTCCAACGATCACCAGTCCAGCTGGTGGTTATGCTGTTGGTTCTATTTTTGATTATTTAGGTCTGCCTACTGCTGGTCAGATTACTGGTGCCAATACAGTAACTCACAACGTATTGCCGTTGAGAGCTTACAACGAGATTTATAACGAGTGGTTTAGGGACGAGAATTTACAAAATTCCGTTACTTTGAATCTTGGCGATTCTGGAGATGTTCCAGCTAATTACACTTTATTAAGACGTGGTAAGCGTAAAGATTATTTTACTGGTGCATTGCCATGGCCTCAGAAGGGTGCTTCTGTTGCTTTGCCTCTTGGTACATCTGCTCCTGTTTTTGGTATTGGTATATCAACTACCGATAACATTCCTGCTGGTAGCACTGGTACTTATAAGATTTCAAATGGTACTACTACTACTTTTACTACACCTTGGCTATCTGCTAATGATGCTATTGGTATTCAGTCCAAGAATATTGCTGGTACTATTTATCCTGATTTATATGCTGATTTGTCTCAGGCTACGGCTGCTACAATCAATCAGCTTCGTCAGTCATTTCAAATTCAGAAGCTTTTAGAGCGAGATGCTCGTGGTGGTACACGTTATACTGAGTTATTACGTGCTCATTTTGGTGTTACTCCACAGGATTATCGTTTACAACGTCCTGAATATATTGGTGGAGGATCAACTCTTGTTAATGTTAACCCGATTGCTCAGACTTCTGCAACGTCAGTTACTGGTTCTGCTACTCCGCAAGGTAACCTTGCTGCAATGGGTACTGCATTGGCTCAGGGACACGGCTTTACGTATGCTGCTCAAGAACATGGATACATAATTGGATTGGTTTCTGTACGTGCTGACCTCACATATCAACAGGGTCTTCCTAAGATGTGGTCTAGGTCTACACGATATGATTTTTATTTCCCAGTATTTGCCACTTTGGGTGAGCAAGCTATTTTGAACAAAGAAATTTATGTTCAAGGTACTAGTGCCGATAATGACGTTTTTGGATACCAAGAACGTTGGGCTGAGTACCGTTATAAGCCTTCCCAGATTACTGGTTTAATGAAGTCCACTTCCGCTGGCACTATTGACGCATGGCATTATGCTCAGCGTTTTACTTCTCTTCCAACGTTGAATTCAACGTTTATACAGGAGACACCTCCTGTTGCTCGTACAACTGCTGTTGGTACTGCTGCTAATGGTCAGCAATTTTTAATGGACGCTTTTTTTGATTGTAAGATGGCTAGACCTATGCCAATGTATAGCGTTCCTGGATTAATTGATCATTTCTAATGTTATAACCTCGAGTACCCGCAAGGGTACTGAGGAAACAACCGAAGGGCGTTAGTATGTTGTCTAAACTTGGTGGAATTGCTTCTGTTCTTGGTGCTGCTACTGGTCAGCCTTGGCTTTCTGCTGGCGGTGCTGCTCTTGGCGCATTAGGATCGCAAGATTTTAATGCTGATCAAGCATCCGCTAATCGTGCTTTTCAAGCTGAGATGTCTAACACGTCTTTTCAGAGACGTGTTGAGGATTTAAAGGCCGCTGGTCTTTCGCCTATGTTAGCGTATTCCCAGGGGGGTGCATCAACCCCTTCTGGGTCTGCTGCTAGTTCAAACGCTAATGCGGGTGAATCTGCTGCTGGTGCTGGTTCTACTGCTCGTCAGATTAATATTAATCGTGAACAAGCTATGTCTACTATTGAATTACAAGATCAGCAAGCTCGACTTGCTGGATCGCAAGCTTTGAATCAAGATTCTCAAAGTGCTATTAATGATTATGAGTTATCTCATATGATGCCTGCTAAGCAAAAGAATATTTTGCAGGATACTTTAACTAAGCAGGCTTTTGCTCGTGCTTCTATGGCTAATGCTCAGAATACTGAGTATTTATTGCCTCAGGCTATGAAAGTTGGTTCAGCCTGGGCTTCTAAGGCTGGTACTGCAGCCGCTTATGGTGGTTTGGCTAAACAGAATACTCCTGGTATTCGTTTAGGTGTTCTTGGTAAATTTGGTATTGAATAAAGGAATGAAAATGACTAAAGGCAATTTACCCTTTGTACGTAATCCGTACAATTATGATAAAGATGAAGCATCTATTAATGATGCGTTGTTGTGTCAAGACGCAAGTCTTGCCCAACAGCATATGAAAGATGAATGTGATATTAACGTCATTATCGAAAGGTTCGGGGTTACAGGGGAACTTCCTAACGCCCCTGTATCGCCTCAATATGGCGATTTTAGTGGTGTTACTGATTACCACTCTGCGTTAAATCAAATTAACGCAACTATGGACGATTTCATGGCTTTGCCAGCGAAATTACGTGTAAGATTTGACCATGATCCTGTCAAATTGTTGGAGTTTCTTCAAAACGACATGAATCGTGATGAAGCGATTCAATTGGGTCTTATTGATGGACAGCCTTTGGCTGAACCCATCGTTTCTTCAGAAACACCTAAGGCTGCTGAGTGAAACGAAGCAGCCAGCACAGTTACTCTACTTGATGTAACTGTGCTAGGTGACACCAATCCACTACTTTAACTACGGAGTTCATCATGTTACGAAGAAAGCCAGTAAATAAATACAAGTCTGCAAAGGCATTTCGCAAGACTGTTAGTAAGACGAAGTCAATTAATATGAGACACGCACCAATGCGTGGCGGTTATAGACTCTAATGGCATGTTATAAGCCCTTAACGGCTTATCAATGCAGTGACAGATCTATAATTTGGCGGGAATTACCAGGGGCGGATGTTGTTCGCACCTTATCATTGCCTTGTGGTCAGTGTGTTGGTTGTCGCCTTGAACGCTCACGTCAGTGGGCGATTCGTTGCATGCATGAGGCACAAATGCATGCTAGTAATTGTTTTATTACGTTGACATATGCTCCAGAGCATTGTCCTAAGGATATGTCATTGGACTACAATGACTATCAGCTTTTTATGAAGCGGTTGCGTAAGCGTTTTACTGGTAAAACGATACGTTTTTATATGGCAGGTGAATATGGTGAATCTTTTGATCGTCCTCATTTCCATGCTTGTTTGTTTGGCATTGATTTTTCGGATAAGAAAATATTTAAGAGAACGCAGACTGGCTCTATCCTCTACACGTCAAAGATTTTGGAAGAATTGTGGCCGTTTGGCTATTCTACAATTGGTGATGTTAACTTTGAGTCTGCTGCTTATGTTGCAAGATATATTATGAAGAAGATTAATGGGGTTACTGTCAATGAAAACCACGAAGTGGTTGATGCGGGTGCCCATTATCAGTATTGTGATTTAGAGACTGGTGAGTTAATTCAGCGAAAGCCTGAGTTTAACAAAATGTCTCTTAAGCCTGGCATTGGTCAGGCTTGGTTGGATAAGTTCATGTCGGACGTTTACCCTTCCGACCATGTTGTGGTGCGTGGCAGAAAGTGCCGTCCACCACGTTTTTATGATAATAAGTTTAAGTTGAAGTTTCCGGATCAGTTTGATATGATCCAGTTTGCCAGAGA